ATCACAAAGGCGGTTGCATAATGGCAAAGCTAGTCCTCACAAACCCATCAATCACAATCGGTTCAACCGATCTTTCGTCATATATCACAAGCGTAACGCTTGACACAAAATATGACATTATCGAGACCACAACATTCGGAAGCACAGCCAAGACCAGAACTGCCGGCCTTGCTGACAATTCCGTAACTTTGGACTTTATTCAGGACTTTGCGGCATCAGCTGTTGAAGCAACAATCTATCCGTTGCTTGGAACTAGCACCTCAATCGTCATCAAGCCAGTTGCCACAACAACCACAACCACAAATCCTCAATACACCGTTTCCGCGATTGTTTCAGAATGGTCACCACTTAAGGGTGGAATTGGCCAATTAGCAACAGCATCGGTCACATGGCCTGTTTCAGGCACAATTGCAAAAGCAACTTCATAACAACTAACGAAAGCAGGGGTTAAAAATGGATGGATTAGCAGTTAAGGTCAATTTGGTTGAAGGAACTGAACACACTTTTTCCTTACGACCAAGAGTAATTGTTGAATTTGAGCAAAAGTTCAACAAAGGCTTGGGCAAGTTGATTGGAGATGAGCAAAAACTTGAACATCTCTACTATCTTGCTTGGGCATCGCTTAAAGCCAATGGAATCGTAGTTAAACCTTTTGGGGCTGATTTCCTTGACACTCTCAAATCAGTTGAGTTGGTAGTTGACCCTTCCTTCGAATCCACCGAGACAGCCTGACCTATTCAATAGCAGCTCTTTCGGTGGAGACAGGAATTTCACCTAATGAATGGCTTGATGCTCCAGACGGAATTCTGGAAGCAACTTACGCTTATTTGAACGAAAAGAACAGAAAGCGAGAACAGTGATGGCTCAAGAACATTTGATCGTTACTGGTCTCCATGAAACGCTTGCTGGCTTGAAAAAGTTTGACAAAGATAACTTGGCAAAATTTAACAAAGTTATCAACAAAGAACTTCGTCAAGCCAAGCAAGCGGCTCAAGCCTTAGCAATAGAATATGCCGCTTCTGATGGCGCACCTTTGAGCAATATGAAGGGCAAGCCAGCATTTATTGGCGCGCTTCGCAAAAATGAAAAACGCCCATTTCCTACCTGGAACACAATTGAAGTTGTTCAAGGAATCAAGACTTCAAAGGCTCAGGGCAAGGTTAAAAAAGGCGATTACACAACATCGGCTGGCGCACTTCTTAACGATTCCGCAGCTGGCAGAATCTTTGAACTAGCAGGTCGAGGAAAACGCCGAGTAAGCACAGATCCACGAAGCATTGCTTTCAAGAAAAACTTGCATGATCGTTTTGGCGAAACTTCTCGTTTGGTTTATAGAATTGTTGATCGCGATAGATTTAGAATTGAAAAGGCTTTCTATAATGCCCTTGAACAGGCAAAAATAGATTTACAAAAAGCCCTAGAATCTCAAAAGAGCTAAAGGAGAGTTAAATGGCAAAAGGCGCGGTCATTGCTCGGATACTTTCCGAATACTCAGACAAAGGCACAAAGGCGGCAATTAAGGATCTTGCACACGCCGAAAAGAAGTTTTCAGATTTTGGCAATAAGGTAGGCAAGGCTTTTGCTGTTGCCGCTGCCGCATCTGCCGCTTTCGCCATCAAACTTGGCGTGGATTCAGTTAAAGCTGCTATGGCTGAACAAGAATCTATTGCGGTTCTTTCCAAAACGCTTCAAAATGTTACTGGCGCAACAAACGAACAAATTGATGCTGTTGATCGCTACATCAAACAGACAATGTTCCGTTTGAATGTTCAAGATGACCTTTTAAGACCAAGCCTTCAGGCACTTGTTATCGCAACACACGATGTCAGCAAAGCTGAAGGATTGCAACAAGTTGCCCTTGATGTTTCGGCAAATCGTGGCAAGGATTTAACAGCAGTTTCAATCGCACTTGCAAAGGCTTATGCAGGAAATTTCAACGCCTTAAAACGCCTTGGAATTCCTCTATCCGAGACCTTAATCAAAAGCAAGAATTTCGTTGGCATTGTCAAAGAATTAGAATCGGCAACCAAGGGTTCAGCAGCAGCCGCCGCCGACACATTTGCCGGCAGAATTGGTCGCATAGGATTAGCTTTTGAGGAAGTTAAAAAGACAATTGGCAACGCAATTATTGTTGCCCTTGAACCATTCCTTGACAAATTTACTCAAGCATTGCCACAGATTGAAAAATGGCTTGACAGTAATTCAAAGAAAATTGCGACATTTTTTATTACTGGCGTTACTTATGGCGTGGCATTTTTCAAAATGCTTTATGACACTTTTACTTTCGTGTCAAATAACATCAGAGTTTTTGCCGAATTGGGCGCTGTTATTGCGGCAATTTGGGTTGGCACAAAGACAGCAGCCGCCGTTGCTGGTTTCATCAAAACGGTTGAAGCAGTAATTAAGGTTTTCAAGTTGCTTCGAACAGCAGCACTTGGCGCTGCTTTTGCCGAAGCCATTGCCACAGGTGGTACATCCGCTGCTGTTGGTTTAGCAGCCGCAACCGCAGCGTTTATTGGCGTGAATCTTGCTCTAAATAAATTTGAAAAAGATGCTGCCAAAACTGGCAAAAGTGTTGGCGATCTAAAGTTTAACTTTAAGGGTCTTTCTGTTTCCGCAAATGATTACCTTAAAGGCTTAAAAGGCATCAATACTTCCAAATCTGCCAATAATGCTGCCACATCTACCAATAATGCATTGACTGCTCAACAAATCAAACTTCTTGCTGAACTTAAAAAAATGGGCGTTGTTCCAACTACTTCAACCGATCCAATTGAATTGGAAGCGGCTCGACTTAATCTTTTGAAGCAGGGAACTATTGAGGAAAAGGCTCGCATTGATGCAATCATTGCTGGCGTTGCTGCTCAATTAGAATCCAACAAAGCAATTGCTCGTTATGCTGACCTTCTTACAGCTCTTGCCGACAATAAGATTTCAACTGAGGAAATCTCAGTCCTTGCCTCAAAGTGGGGAATCTCCACAGTTGCAGTTGAGGAATACATCGCCAGAATTTATGCGGCGAATTCCACACCTGGCAACGATGATGCCATTATGAAACTTTATCAGGCCTGGGGTCTTACTAAAGAGCAAGCTGCCAAATACATTGACTTTGCGAGAGCATTAGCCGATGAAAAGTTGTCCTCAGCTGAGATTGAAAACTTGATGGCCAAGTGGGGATTGACACGCGAGGAAGTCCTTGCCTATGCCAAGCAAGTTAAAGATGGCACAGTATTTTCAAGCACCTTCGCCGATCCTGGCGATGCAGCGAAAAAATCTTGGGTTGATGCCTTGGCAGCACTTAACGCCTACCTTGCCGCCCTTGCTGGATCCAAGACTGACACTGGCGCTGGTGGCGGTGGGCAAAAACAAACTTTCTCTGACAACGCAACCGCAGATGAAGTTGCTCAGATTGCCGCCGATGCCGCAGCAGCCGCCGATGCCGCAGCAGCAGCCGCAGCCGCAAGCGTTGCCGCGACTCAAGACATTGTTGATCAGATTGCAGCCAGCGCGGATGCCGCAGCAAATGGCACTGGCAGCACCTTTGGCACTGGCCTTCCACAATATATTTACGACCAGAATCCAGGCTTAGCCGCAGCTATTGGCGCAACCGCTAACCGAACAACTGACCTTGCCAATCTTGGCTCATCCGCAACATCTGGAATGGGTGGCGCTGGCGGTTCAGGAACTACCAATGTCACCGTCAATGTTCAAGGTTCCGTCACTAGCGAAACCGATTTATTTAATACACTTCGTCAGTATTTCCTAAATAATCAATTGTCGGGTAAGCAAATCAATACGTTAGCGTTAACTCTCTAAATGGCAGTCACAGGCGTTCCTATATTTGGAGCAATAATTGATTTCACCGATGGTGCGGAATTTATTACTTCGGCGATGCAGTTGGATGATCCTGTTTATGGATTGCTTGGCACTGGACAATTAGCAGATTCCAATGATCGAGTTGACATCTCAGACATCGCAATTTCCGGATCAATTCGCCGAGGCCGTAATCGTATCCTTGACAAGTTTGAAGCTGGAACTGCCACCATCGTTTTGCGTGATGACAATGGTTATTTCAATCCTTCCAACGTTTCGAGCCCTTATTACGGCAAACTTTTACCTTTACGCAAGATTCAAATCTTTGCCGATTACAATGGCGTTCGATACCCACTTTTCTATGGCTTTATCATGTCATTCACAACCAACTTTCAAGTGGGAATTGATGCTTATTCCAAGGTAACTTTGCAATGCGTTGACGGTTTCCGACTTCTCAATAACTTCCACTTTTCCTCACTTCCTACTGCCACAGCAGGGGAAACCACAGGGTCAAGAATTGGCAAGCTGCTTGATTTAGCTTCATGGCCAACAGTTGCCAGAAAAATAGATACCGGCGATTCGACAGTTCAAGCAGATCCAGCAACCGCCAATCGCAATATGCTTGACGAAGTTCAGCTAGTTGGCGATAAGACAGAATTCGGCGGTTTATTCGCCGACAATGAAGGCGATCTGCTGTTCTATTCTCGCACCAATTTGGCAAACCGAGCAGCAAATCCATCAACCATTTTCTCTGATAGTGGTTCAGCTATTGGCTATCAAACAATTGAATTGATGCACGATGATATTCTTATCGTCAACGATGTCACCGTTCAAAGACTAGGCGGCAGTAATCAGCAAGTTGTGGATTCAACTTCACAGACAACCTATTTCCCTCATGTCGGCGTTCGATCTGGTATCTACCTTCAAACCGATGCCGAGGCTCTAAGTCAAGCGCAAATGTTGCTTGCCACCCGTAAGGATGCCACCCTTCGCATTTCCTCACTTGGCTTGAACCTATTTGACCCATCAAGCAGCGCGGCAACAAGAGTTCAGGCTGGCTTGAGTTTGGAT